CCACAATGACTTCTTGGTGCATCTTGGCTACGTCTTTGATTGAATCAGCCGCTTGAAAGCTGGTGATTGCGTCTGTTGCTCTTGCTCGTATAAATTCAAACATATTGGTTCCTAAAGGTTGGGGTGGTGGTACTCGCTGCGTCTAATAGGGCTTTGCCGCATGAACTTAATCACTTGGTTATGCGTTATCCAATAGCATCCGCTTTCCCACCGAAATCAATTAAAACTGAATGTCATCGTCTGGAAAGCCATCATTTGAATGTTTGGCTGGTGCAAACTTTTGGTCGCCTTCTTTTGGCGTGAATAAGTATGCCCAACCTTCCCAACCGCCTTCAACCAAAGGCATCTGGTCAAGTTTCAGCATTGGACCTTTTTTGGTTTCAATGACGCTACCAATACGCTGGTAACGCACCTTTTCTTGACCGTCTTTTTGATATGTTCCAGCTCGAACAGTCACTTCATAAATTATTGCCATTTTTTTCTTTCAGTTCATTTAGTTTCGTAATTTTGCCATCCAGTTCAACCAAGAACTTTTTGACTTCTTCTTCA